GGCCGGGCCTTTCTGCTTACTTGTCCGGCTTGCTGCTCGCGAGGAGCAGGATCACAGCTACGGCCAGGATGAGACCGACGGCGCCTGCCATCAGAACACCCAGTGCCCGATGGCGATGAACGCTACCATGGCTACCCAGTTCTTGATGTAGAGCTGACTGCCCAGCATGATGAACGGCCGCTGAAGCCAGTTGCGATCCAGCATCAGCCCACCAGCCAGCCGATGACGAACGTGGCGACCAGCACGTGCCACTGCCGGACCACGTACCGCCTGCCCGAGTCGTCGTCGTTGATCGTGATGAACTCGGCCTTGAGCGAGTCAAGAATGTGGCGCATCGTCGTCCTCCTCGGACAGGATCTCATTGACAACATCGGTGATTCTCCACGCGATGTTCTTCCAGTGCTGACCCCAGCAGTACACGCCTACCAGGGTCACACACAAGAGGATGGTTACCATCCGCCCTCCAGTCCCTTCACCTCGCGCTTGTAGTACTGCTTGAGGTTGGAGTTACTGTCGACCGTCAGACGGCCGTCGGTTCCGCGCAAAAGCGCGGACTGTGGTGCTGTAGCGATGATCTCGAAGGAGTACTGGCGCTGGTGCTGCGACGCTACGTCGCCGACCTGCCACTCTGGGTTGCTCCACTCCTCTGCTATCTCCGCATCCGTCAGCTCCACCATCTTCCCGTCGCGTCTCCGCTTCGGTCGGTACTCCTCGCAGTACTCCAGCAAGGGCCCGTTCAAGGGCCCTAGCCAGCCGTAGGAGTCGGTTTCGCCAACGATCCATACCTGACCCTCACCTTCCCAGACATAGCGCCTCACCTTGCCGTCTAGCGGCGTCTTGAAGAGCATGCCTAGCCGAGCGGGGGAAGCAGGAGACTTGAGCTTACCGAGCAGGAGGGCATGATAGCCCTCCACGATCTGCTTGGCGATCTCGTCTAGCGAGCGGTCGTCGTTCTCCTCAAGATCGAGGAACGCGGCGACCGCCTTGACCTGGTCAGCCTTCGTCGGTACTGCCACTCTCCTCCTCCGGAGTCGTCACGTTCAGCACGATCTCAGGAGAGTACACCAGAGTGTTACCCACCAGGACCTGATGAACGTAGAACTTAGACAGAAACTTGCCGACGGTCTCCCCGGCTTCCTCCTGGAGGTACTCCTCCGCAGCCTCGATCGTCTTGAAGCTGCGGCCAGGCTGGCCAGGGGTCCAGTCCTTGAGGGTGGTGACGATGAAGTGAACCTTCACGCGTCGATCACCTCAAGCTCGTCCTCGGTGTAGAACAGATCCTCGGTGTGGCCGCCGAGGTCGACGCCCATCCAGTCGAACCCCTGGGGGTACGTGATGCGGACGGACTTGCCCCTGACGCCCTCCCCGTAGTCTGACGCCTCACCTTCGAGACCCTCGGCAAAGCCGGTGATGATGCGAACCTTCACGTCCCTCTCCCTTCGATCCCCGCTTGCTGCGGGCAGGCCAGCACATGAGCGAACAACGTAGCATCGGAGGTGACAAGCCTCCTTAGCGCCCTGGTGGGGTGGGTGGCCCCGGCGACAGCTACGGCCGGTACTTTCTGGTTTCCCGGACCCATGTGCTGACTTGTCCGCCCAGCCCCGAAGGGCTGGGTCGGGGGATCAGCCCTCTACAGGCTCGATCGAGATGCTGATCTTATAGACCTTCCAGTCGCTTCGACTGTAGTAGTTGATGAACTCTGGCTCCCGGCTGAAATCCTTGCCGCCGGTCTCCTGCAACTCCTCGAACACGGACTGCGCCGAGTAGTCGCGAGTGTAGGCTACGGCCTCCAGATTTTCCGGCTGGTCGGTGTGCCAGGCCATCAGTCCTCCACGCTGTGCGGCTTGGACACGTCGATCATGCCCTGCAAGAGGGCCGACACCGTCGTCCTGTGCTCGTCCCCCACGTACTCCCACTCATCGTGAGTCTTGAGGTACCGGAGCGACTTACCGACCTCCCCGGCCGGGAGGTTGCCGAGGTCTCCGATGACGCCCTCGCCGACGTAAAAGATCGAGGTCTCCCACCGTGCGGGAAGAGTCTCCTTGGTCACCTTGCCCATGATCAGATCCAACAGGAACTTGGGCGAGTCGAACACGTGGTTGTCCTCGGTGACCACCGCGTACTCTCCGCAGTAGGTGATGAACCGAGCGTACTTGGCACTCTCGAGGATGTACTCCTCATCCACCCGGTGGTGGACGGCGCACTCCTCACCCTGCGGGCACTGCTCAGTCTGGATAGCCCTGGCAGCTTCCTGGAGGATCTTCTCGGCCTCTCGCTCGGCATGGTTGTCAGTCACAATTCCTCCTAGCCGACACCGTTGTGATGCCGTCGCAACGCTCCCCCAGAAGGGGAGCGCTCCGAGTGGTCACACTGGTGGATCAGGTGTGGCTCGTGCCCTTAAGGGCCTGGGCCGCGCTGTGCAGCCTCCCCAGCGTCAGATCGAACGCCTTGGGGTGCCGCTTCCACGCCTTGCCGTTGGGGCGCTCCGGGTTCGGGGTGTGCTTGTGCTTGCTGCCACCCTGGCCGTAGCGCTTGGACTTCCGAGATGCCATGTCAGTTCTCCCTGCTGTTCATACCAGTGTAGCAGATGGTTTGATTACGCGTAGCAGTCGTTCTCTTCGGCTTCGATGCTGTACGCCCATCTCTGGGCGGCAAGCTGTAGATCAGCGGGGAAGACAGGCTCGAACGTCTGCTCGTCTACCCACTGATCCTCTGAGTCCCAGTATTCGTCCATGATCTTCCCTTCGTGCTGCGCTCGTTCGAGCGCCGTGGGTGCCGGGGACTCGAACCCCGGAGTATGCCGTCCACCCTTACTACTCAGCCGCCGAAGTCGACGGGCACAAGGTACCCGTCCTCGTCTACAATGGCGTTCTCGTCGTGCATGTCGCCCAGCCGGTACGCGGACTCGATCTCCGACAGCAAGTCGTAGTAGTCGAGGCCCTCCGGGGAGTACTTCTCCCCGGATTCGTACAGCGTGACGCCGTTGATCGCCTCGATGGCGACCACCAGGTCATCGTCTCCCACGATGTAGCTGTGGAACCTGGGCAGACGGCAGCCCTTGATGGGCCCCTTGTCCCATGCGATGCCGAGCTTGGCCACCTCCTCTACCGACTGGTAGGTGTAAGAGGTGTCGTGCTCCACCTTGTAGGCCACGCCTTCCGGCGAGAGCCAGACGGATCGGAACGACCCGTTACCAAGGAACTTCCAGCCGTCCGGTGCCTCACCATGGATGACGCACTTGGGGCGGCCGTACTCGGTCGAGTGAGAACGCACCCAGTACGCGATGGTCTGGGCGTCGTGCTCGTTGCCGATGCTGTGCATGATCGCTGCTCCTATGTTGTCCGATCCTGTAAGCACTGCGTGGGTGCCGGGGTCTCGAACCCCGGTGACTGCCGGTCACCCTCCATACCTCAGCTGAGCTGCTTCGCGGGCAGGCCGTAGCCCTGGATCTTACCGTCCTTGAAGTGGACGTAAGCCTCCGGGCCATCCTTGATCCACTTGGACTGCTTGGGGTAGTTGCCCCACTCGACGTCCTGGATCGGCGTACCGTACAGGCTGGGGACATCGCTCTCGTCCCAGCTCGACGCCTCGTACCACCGGTTTCCGCAGCAGGGGCAGTCGCTCGCCCCGTCGAAGTACAGGCCGATGTCCTCGGCCTTGCGGTCGGCCTCGTCCGCCGAGTCGGCCTCGATGATCACGTGGACACTGATACCGCCGTCCGCGTCGAAGTCGAAGCCACCACCGGAGTTGTTCTGACGGTACCCGTAGAAAGGCATGTCCATCCTCCTGTTCGGGGTACGGGCGTACCCAGCGGGCGCTCTGGACTCGAACCAGAGTGTATGCCGTTCGCCCTGTCCCGTCAACCAAGGTCGATCGGGACGATCAGCTTGTTCTTCTCGTCGACAGCCGCGTTCCCGTGGTGCATGTCCCACAGGCGGAGCCTGGTGGACACTCGGCGGAGCGTGGTGGCGTACTCGTCGTAGTCAAGGCCGCCGTATCGGTTCAACGTCTTGCCGATGTACTCCATCGCGTTGACGTCATCGTGACCATCGAACTCGAAGAAGCACATGATAGGCAGGCGGCTCCCCTTCGGCATCTTGTGCTGAAGGCGGATGTCCCACCACTTCTTGTACTCCTGGATGTTCGCCTGGCCCGACTGAAGGCCCGGCGTCTGCTGGACCTTGTAGACCACCTTGTCGGGGGACAGGTAGGCGGAGCGGAAGCATCCGCTACCGATGTACTGCCACCCTTCGGGAGCGTGCTTGGGCATGTCGCCCCAAGCGGTCTTGTCCTGCTCGATACGAACCCACTCACGGATGTACATGGCGTAGCCACGGTTACCGATCATGGTTATCCTCCTGTGAGCCAGGTAGAGACGGCACCTTGCCGTCTCAGTGCCTGCCCTGGACTCGAACCAGGGAGTATGCCATTCAGGCTCCATCATGCTTACCGACGGCGTCCGGAGGAGAACCCACCGGACGACTTGCGGAACCCGCTGCCACCCTTGAAGACAGAGCCGCCACCCGAACGGGGAGCAGGCTTCACCTTCACCCCAGGGGCGCCCTTACGGGGCGCCACGTAGACCTTGGAACGTCGGTCGTACTTGGGGTAGTAGTGGTAGTGGTGGTGCGTGTCGTAGTAGCCGTGGTGGGTGTCCTGCGGGTAGTAGTAGCTGTCGCCACCACCGGTACCGTTGCAGGCCACCACGGCCGCCAGGATGAATGCAGCGACGATCAGCCCCACGATCACCGTGAGAAAGCTGAATCCGGCATCCTTACGCATGATGTCCTCATTCCCAGGATCGATCACTTGTCGATCCCGTGGGTGTCAAGGGCTCGAACCTTGATGCCTGCCGGTCACCCTGTGGGGCTAGTTCACGCCCCTGACCACCCCCGTCAGGACAGGTCACCGTCGGGGACAGAGCTGTTACGCATTCGCATGTAGACCACGTCCGGACCGCCCTCGGTCCAGTTGGCCTCACGCTTGTACTCGACGAACCCGAACTGCTCGTAGTACGACGGCAGGAAGCCGTCAAAGCAGTCCAGATACTCGACGTGGTCCAGACCGATAGCCTCCTCGACCATGTCCTTCCCGCGTCCGGGGACCAGGGAGAACAAGCCGATCAGCTCATGGTTGAACGTCACACCGAACCCCGACTTACCGTCGGGGGAGAGACGGTACCACGCATCCCTCGGCATGTCCTTGGGCGCTGTGGTCGACTCGGCGATACGCGGAGACTCCTGTCGAGCGGCCTCAAGGGCCGCCAGGTAGTCCCCACGTGTGGCGACGTTGGTAACGGTCACGATTCCTCCTGTGAGCCTCGACCTCAGCGGGAGCTGAGGCCTGAGTGCCAGCCGGGGACTCGAACCCCGGAGTATGCCGTTCTGGCTACCGGATACTATCAGTACTCGTACCCGGTACGGCAGTACCTAGCCGTTTCGAACTGAGGACCGGCCTCGGAGTAGTCGATGTACATGTACTGCCCCACGAACTCGGTCTCGGCGCCCTGGTCAGCGTACATCCTGACGTACTCGTCGACCTTGTTGAGGACGCGCTGACGGGTCCTCCCGGACGACACGAAGTCGTCCATGAAGATCCAGCGGGCGCCGAGTTCTCCGAGGAGGCGGCCCTTGCCGTGGTGGGAGTCGTCCGTCTCCTTCCGGATCAGGACGAACTTCTTACCCAGGGCGAGTGCCACAGAGGGGATGACGATGCCGCCCGAGAAGCCGGTCCCGACCAGGGTGTCGAACTCGACATCCGCCAGTCGTTCCACGGCAGTCTTGACAACCTGCTCCAGGTTGAAAACGGCCTCGTCCATGTAGTACGTGTTGAAGCGAGTCATCACGCTCTCCTCATACCAGGAGCGCCCCTGTAGCGCTCCAGTGCCCGCTCAGGACTCGAACCTGAGTGTATGCCATTCGGGCTGTTGTGCTTAGGACGTTCGGGCTTCAGCGCGCCGCAGGGCGCAGCCCCAGGTGTTGCCCTGGTCCTGGTGGTACTGCGCCTCCTGGAGGAGGACGATAGCCTTGGGCTCGACGTTGATCACGCCGTTGAACTCAAGCCGGTCGAGCAGCGCATCGGCAGGGTCGCCGAACCCTCGACCGTCAGCCTTCTTCAGCTCGTCCAGCGACACGCCGACCTTCGCGAGGTACTTGCCCACGATGCAGTCGGGCTTGCCCTCAAAGACGTAGACACAGCGACCGCCGTAGCCATCGCTCGCCTCACGCTTGCTGTAGATGAAGTCCTCACCAGCCTCCGCGACGAGGGCCTTGAGGCCGTCGAGAGCATCAGCGTAGGTGATTTCGATCATGTCCGCTCCCTCAATCAGAGGCGCCCTTGTGGCGCCTCCCGTGCTCTGGGCGGGGATCGAACCCGCCCTAGGTCACCAGACCAGAGCTGTCACGCATAGAGGTCCGAGAACTTGGCGTCGGTCCACAGCTTGACACCGTCTCGGTAGGCGCCCTCGGCGCCGTTGAAGTTGTTGACCATGTCTACCCGACCGTACTTGACGGACAGGGCGAGCGCCACGGACTCGACGGTGAGCCACGCATCCACCTTGACCTCATGGCGGTAGCCACCATCGGTGTAGCCGATGGTGTAGCGGGACTCGTCGGTGTATCCGTCCATGTTCATCCCTTTCAGACAGGCCGCTTGTGCGACCAGCGAGTGCCCAGGACTCGAACCTGGGTGTATGCCGTTCACCCTTAGACTGGATCACCTCCAGGCTAGATTTCCTCATGGGCGATGGTGACCACCGCGCCATACCCGTCGTTGCGGACGTTCATGGCCTGGCCGGTCGACGACAGGGTCCTCTCGAACAGCTCCAGGTCGGGCCCGGCCAGTTCACAGAGGAACACCACGTCTGTCAGCGTCGCTCGCCTGTTGCAGGCGACGCGCTGACCATCCACGAGGATCATGACTACGTACATCTTGATCACCTCTCTCTGCGGAGCCAAGAGGACACAGGGTGATGACTGTCGGCATGACTGCCTAGGTGCTGTCACCCTGTGTCCGATGGCTCTTACAGGGAATTGGACTGGACGTGAACTCACTCGCAGCCGATGGCTAGCTCCCAAGGTGCTTGCTTGCGTTGTGCTTAGGGGAGATCCCGGCTTCAAGGTACTGCGAGCTTGACAGGCAGACTACGCCCCGCTCACGTCCTGCTACACTATTCACTTCTCAAAGAACGGCCCTGGTGTTCTCGACTCCTGCTACCGCCGTCCATACGGCGGGGAGCTGATCCCCGACGCATCTGTAGCCAGGCCCTCCAGGCCATTACAGCCCTTCGGAAGGTCCCACCTGTCACCTACGACCCAACACCCGGGAGGGTGCCGTTCTGTCAGCCGATGACCCGTGCTCCGCAGTACCTCCGCTCGGAGGCAAAGGCCCTCACGGGCATCTGCGGCACTGCAAGGTCCCTTGCGGTCCCTCGCTAGCGACTCGACTGTCGCACGGGCTGAAGCCCGTTGTCAAGTCCCCTTAGTTCAACGCGTTTGAGACATGAGTGGCTAAGTCACACCGCGTTTTAGCCCACAAGGGGTGTCTGGTGATCCCGTCGCCTGTCTCGGCGTTGAGAGGACTGTCGCACGGCCCTAGGGCCCGTGTCAAGTGTGGCCCCTTCCAGGCGTACCCGTTCCTGACTACTTCGCAGGGCTTACGCCGTGCTTGTTCGCCGCTCGCGGGCCCTGGCCTATGGCCGGGCAGTCGAGTCGCTGTTGAGTTGTTCAAGGAACGCGGGGCCGGTGGCCCCTCGCCGTGTTGCTCGGTGGCGATGGCATAACTAAGCGCCTTTGCAGCTAGGTCTGTCTACTCTTGCAGGTCAGAGGGGTTGTGGATCACTCGTGTTTGCAGTCCTGAGACCCTCGGCAAACCCAAAGGATCATGGAAATTCCTCGAAAGATCATGGATCTGCCTGGTCAGGCATGTCGGCGGGGAGAAGTCAGGGCACAGCCCCCAGGCTGGGGCGAATCGGACATCGATCTTGGTGGTTGGTACAGAACATGCTACAAAGCTGGGATAGAACGTGGTGGTATGTCCGTTTCGGATTCGCTGTTAGCCCGAGCAAACGTTCTGATGATCATGTGTCTGACCAGCGTGGATGATCAGGATGTCCTAGTTTGGTAGTCCGTAACACTGCGCTCCTGCACAGCGTGATGCGTGTAGCGCGGGTACCTGCGTACGCGTAGGGCTCGCTTGTCTGAATGTCATGACATTCCCTGGCCAGCACGTGGCTGGCATGTCAGGACATTAGGTCATCATGCGTCACCCCCTAGACAGGTGACAGTCCCCGCCCCCAAACGTGGGCAAACAGTCACATGTGTGTGTCATTTCCTACTATGTGTACACATATCATCACGTTCTGCCACGATCGGCACGATTCGGACATCATGGCTGAAACTGGTGCATCCTGGGGCAAGTCGGGCGGGCACGGCTGTCCGGTGTGTCCCGGTTTGCCCTGGTTCGACCCCGGGTTGTTAACTGGCCGCTGGGGGGGAGGGAGTGAGACCCCTTAGAAATCTGCCATAAAACTTGACCGTGCCCATGACAGGGATGCTCTACAGAGAGTGACCGGATGGGCCTCCTACGACTACGCTCCGTACAACATTGGTAAAGGTTTGGTAACATTCGCACTCCGACGTGGTCCAAGTAGGCAGGTCGGGGTCCTCTCTATATATAGACACAGTGAGCCTGCGAAGCGGCTCGACAGAGGCCACCACAGGTGGCCAGCCCTCAAGGCTGGCCCAACACAGTCAACACAAGTACGGCAGCCCTCCAGGGCTGCCTACTAGTATCTAAAGTACCTCCTCTCGCTTCGCGGAATCTCTCCCCGCTGGATGGGGTCCCGCCTCCAGGGCGGGGACCTGTATGGGTCAAGAGGAGCCGACAAGGAGGTACAATGCCTAGACCAGTCAACAGGACCACTCGTGAGAAGAAGGATACCGTCCTCAACTACATGAGGAAGGGTATCCCCATGTCGAAGGCTATCCTCGACCTGGGTATCACGAAGCAGGCCGTCCAGTACTACAAGGAGTCGGACAAGGAGTTCCGTGCTGAGTACAACCGCCTCAGCAACATGGAGACCGCTAGTTCGATGTCAGAGCGGAAGGAAGTCCCCGACTTCCCGGAGTTCTGCGAGGAGTACCTAGACACCAAGCTGTTCAACCACCAGCTCCAGTGGTACGACGTCCTGGAGGGACGTCCGCCGAGGAACCTTCACGAGAACCAGATCTACAAGCCGGGTGACCCTGGTATGATCATCGTGAACACCCCTCCGGAGCATGCGAAGTCCACGACGATCACCGTGAACTATACCACCTGGCGTATCTGCCAGGACCCGAACATCCGTATCATCATCGTGTCCCAGACGCAGGAGATGGCCAAGCGGTTCCTGCGGGCGGTGAAGGACCGCCTTAGCGGTGCGAACCTGGCCTACAAGAAGCTCCAGCACGACTTCGCCCCTGAAGGCGGGTTCGACGCGAACTCCGCGTCGTGGACCGCCGACTCGATCTACGTGAACGCAGAAGCCCGAGACTCCGGTGAGGCTACGCCTACCGTGCAGGCGCTCGGCATGAACGGCCAGATCTACGGCAACCGTGCCGACCTGATCATCCTCGACGACACCGTGACAGGAAAGAACGCTCATGAGTTCGAGAAGCAGATCGACTGGATTCAGCGAGAGGTCATCAACCGGCTCAGCTACCCCGGTGGTGTACTTCTCCTCGTCGGCACGCGGCTTGCTCCTGTGGAACTCTACTCAGAGATTCAGAAGCCAGAGTGGTACGGGCAGGATGAAGAGTCACCCTGGACCTACCTCACCCAGCCTGCGGTCCTTGAGTTCGCAGAGCACCCAGATGACTGGGTTGTTCTCGCACCCTGGACCAACCGACCCCCGGTGTCGCTCGGAGCAAGACGACTGGTGGAGGCGAACGAACACGGCCTCTACCCCTGGCACTCAGGACGAGCGCTAGCACGTCGCCGAGCCACAAGCTCGGCTCAGAACTGGAAGATGGTCTACCAACAGGAGCAGGTGGTCGAGGATGCGATCTTCCCGGCAGATAAGGTTGCAGCTAGTATCGACGGGATGCGAGCAGCGGGACTCATGTCCCCCGGTGCCCCCGGTCATCGACCGCACGGTATGGACGGACTCTACGTTGTGGGCGGGTTCGACCCGGCCATCACGGGACATGCAGCCGCCGTGGTCCTCGGTGTTGATCGTATGTCCGGTATGCGATATGTGCTCGACGTATGGACCGCTCCCAACCAGAAGCCAGACGACCTCTTCAACAAGCTGAAGGACTGGACCGTCAAGTATCACATGCACGAGTGGGTCATCGAGAAGAACGCGATGAACCTGATGGTCACGCAGAACCGTGACCTCCGGAACTTCCTCGGTAGCAGGGGCACGATCCTCAAGGAGCACTTCACCGGAGCCAACAAGAACGACGCCGACTTCGGCGTCGCATCGATGTCGATGCTGTTCGACGGGGCGAAGGAAGGGCAGGGCCTGATCAGGCTCCCCAGCCGCTCCCAGCAGGAAGGCGTCAAGGCGCTGGTCGAGCAGCTCGTCACCTGGTTCCCTCAGTCCAAGGCCAAGCAGGACACCGTGATGGCGCTGTGGTTCGCAGAGACGCGAGCCCGTGAACTGGTGAACGACATCGAGACCGTGTTCCACATCAACAACGACTACCAGTCTGAGCGCGACCGCAAGAAGCAGGTGACGGTCGACCTAGACTACCTGAGCCAGACGGCCGAGTTCGGAGGGGGGTTCGGTGGATGGAGCTGACAAGGACTCTCGCAGACTGGTGGAGTAAGATCTGGCCCAACCTCGCAGCCTCTGCGCTGTGGGTGCCGATCACGATGCTCCACATCTCACGATCCAACCGCAAGACGCTGAAGTTCTATGTAGGGGACAAGCCTGGCCCCGACGACGAAGGAGTGACCCATGACTGAACTCTGGTATCCCGGCGCGCAGCGCCATGACCTTCGCTCTGGCGAAGGCACCATGGATGGTGGCCCGGCGAGGGTCACCCACCACATCACCTCGAACGCCAAGGACTGGACCTTCAAGAACGAGCTGGGCTGGTTCACCGGAGGCGGCGCCGGTGTGGCGCCCACCATCCTGGCCGACCCCTTCACCGGGGATGTTGCCCAGTTCTTCCCCGCCGACTACCGCTCGCTGAGCCTCAAGAACGCAGGGACGGTGCGGACCAACCGCACCGGCAAGTACAACATCCAGATCGAGTGGGTCTTCACCGAGGGCGAGGTCGTCAATGGCAAGAAGTACAACTCTCTCAAGGAGACGCCGCTCAAGCCGTGGCCCGGTCTTCTTGCCTGGATCAGAAGTCTTGGCATCGTGGATGGCTGGCCTGGTGGAGTTCCCACGAGCTTCAGTCGGGACACCGTCTCGCTGGACACCTGGCTCCACACTGGTGGCCACTACGGGCACAACCAGGTACCCGGCAACGATCACGTCGATCCCGGTCCCATGCCGAATCTGTTTGGCTCTGCACCGGCTCCAGCCCCGAAGCCCACTCCGGTCTACGCCCCCTTCCCGGGGGACAAGTACTTCTACTACGGCCGAACGAGCAAGCTCGTCACCGAGGTCGGAAAGGCTCTCGTCCGAGCTGGTTACAAGGGCTATGCAGTCGGTCCGGGACCGGTATTTGGACCGGCCGACCGACGGGGCGTGAAGTGGTTCCAGACCAAGCAGGGCTGGACCGGCAGTGACGCTGATGGCCACTTCGGCCCTGAGACCTGGAAGCGACTGAAGGTCGCCCAGCCCAACTAAGGAGGTGACACATGGCGCTCCCCCTCGAAAGAATCTTCGGTAAGGTCGAGAGCCTGCGCCGTGCTGCCGCTGACCGTGACCAGCGACACCGCGATGTGCACGATGTCCGCTCTGGCGACATCGACACCGTGATCCCCGGGTCCATGCCTGACGCATGGCCCAAGCCTATCGTGGCGAACCTGGTCGACACCAGTGCTCGCGACATGGCTGAGACGATGGGCGTCATGCCCAGCGTTAACTGTGCTACCTCCACGATGAGCACCCAGAAGGCCCGGAACTTCGCCTCGAAGAAGACGAAGATCGCGGCCTGGTATCTCATCGAGTCTGGTCTGTACGCAGGTCAACAGATCGTGGCATCAGACCACTACCTGACTTACGGCATGGCTATCTACGTGGTCGAGCCGGACTTCAAGAACAAGCGCCCTCACATCCGGGTCGAGAACCCGATGGGCACCTACCCCGAGCTGGACGCCTTCGGGCGTCTGCGCTCGTACACCAAGGTGTGGCGCGAGGAAGCGATCCACCTGGTCTCCAAGTTCCCTCAGCTCCTCCGTGTCGTCCAGGGCAACCAGGGCGATACCGGTGGCTGGGCCGAGCGGGAGATCGAGGTCGTCAAGTACATGGACAACGAGCGTATCGTCCTGTACCTGCCGCAGTTCGGTAACCAGGTTATCGACCAGATGGACAACGTGCTCGGCAAGATCTACGTAGCCATCGGCAAGCGCCCTGGCTACGACCACGAGGTTCGCGGTGCGTTTGACGACGCGATCTGGGTGCAGCTGGCTAAGAGCAGAATGGCCCTGCTGGGCCTGGAGGCCACAGAGAAGACGGTCCGCGCTCCACTGGCTGTCCCCCGCGACGTTCAGAAGATGACGTTCGGTGACGATGCGATCATCCGTACCGACAACCCTGACAAGATCAAGCGTGTCGGTATCGACGTACCACAGGCGGCCATGCAGGAAGCCCAGATCCTGGAGCAAGAGCTTCGGGTAGGCACTCGTACGCCGGAAGCCCGTTCGGGCAACATGGATGCCTCGATCATCACAGGGCGTGGCGTACAGGCCCTGATGGGCGGCTTCAACACGGTCATCACCACCGGGCAGCAGGTGATAGGCGAAGCGCTTCGCATCGCCCTCAACCTGGCGTTCGAGATGGACGAGGCACTCTGGCCCTCAGAGAAGAAGACGATCAGGGGAACCGTCCAAGGCTCCCCGTTCGAGGAGACCTATGTTCCCTCGAAGGACATCGACGGTGACTACACCGTTGACGTCACGTACGGATTCGCTGCTGGCCAAGACCCTGCCCGCGCCATCGTCGGACTGCTTCAGCTCCGTGGTGACCAGCTCATCTCTCGAGACTTCTTCCAGCGGCAGCTGCCGATGAACATCGACGTTGTCGCCATGCAGACCCAGATCGACAACGAGCAGTTCACCGACGCCCTAAAGCAGGGCATCATGGGGTACATGCAGGCGATCCCGACCATGGCTTTGCAGTCGCAAGGCATGTTCGACCCCGTGCCCGAGCTGCAGAAGGTGGCGGAGCTGATGAAGCTCCGCGAGAAGGGCAAGACGGTAGCCGACGCCGTCCTTGAGGTCTTCAAGCCCAAGGAGCAGGCTGCTGCCGCAGCGCAGGTTCAGGACCCTCTGGCAGCCGCTCTCGCAGGCGCACAGGGCCCCGGTGGTCCTGGAGGACCTCCTGGAGCTGGAGGGCCGGGAGGCGGCCAGCCAGGGCCGAATATGGCGGGCGTGACACCGCAGCAAGGTGAGCCACAGGGACGAGACCTGATGGGTCTCCTCGCCGGGCTGAACAGTAAGGGGCAGGCGCAGATGTCTGCTCAGACGCGACGCCAGTCGCCTATCTGATAAGGAGAAAGCATGGGCCTGAACCAGGTTCACAGTGGCTCTGGCCACGAGGGCAACATCTCCGGCGGTTGGTTCGCCGGTGACCACGGCCCCGAGGGTGAGTTCAACTCCCTCAAGGGACGGGCGCTCGAAGCGCCCGAGCTGTCGTTCTACGACCAGGATGGCAACATCGGTCCTGATCGACTCAATCAGGAAGTGGCTCCCCACAAGTGGGAGGCTACCGGTCCTGTCGAGTCTGGCCAGTTCGATCCGGACGCGCTGACTCGCGGTACCGACAAGCACATGCCTAAGTGATGTTGACTCCACGCAGGCATAACTGGTGGTCAGTCGCGATCATCGTGTCTGACTGTGTTGCTGGCTGCGTGGAGCAGCTCTCCGAATCCGTCCGGATGGCTGCTACCGCAATAGCTCAGCACGCCGTTCAGGTCAACGAGGATCATGAGTTCATGTTGATCACAGAGGAGGAAGAGGATGGCTGACGTCGCTGGCCCCGGCCAGTTCAGCAAGCGTACCGACAAGGCTGTCGCCGAGGCGAACCGCAGCCTACCCAACGCCGGTTACGGCGAGCAGCAGGAGTACCAAACCCAAGAGGGCGGGGCCAAGATGGCTCAGTCCCACGACGTGACAGGGATGAACTTCAATGACCTCTTCGGAGACGCTTCAAGCCGTGTCACTCCTTTTGGTGACCCTACTACTCAGCCTGACGTGCCGGTCACGGCTGGAGCCGCAAGCGGTCCCGGCGCGGGAACCGATGCGCTGAACCTCCCAGACCAGCAGTCCGAGGATCTCCAGAAGCTCCAGAACTGGATGCCGGTGCTTGAGTTCATGGCGAACCAGCCCGGCGCTAGCTGGGCGATGCGGAACGTGATCCGACAGGTGAAGGGGAAGCAGTGATACGCGGCAGCCTTGAGTACCAGTACGGCGGCCAGTGGTTCGATGACATGGGAGCACTGGCCCTGACCTTTAGCGACGCGCCCACGATGGGCGTAGAGCTGGCCAACGCTCCCGTTGGCCGAGACATGATCAACTCCATGGCGAAGAATCTCATGGGCAGCAACATACCTCCGTACTACAACGAGCCGGGGGTCGTCGGAACGGAGGCATGATGGCTGGCGATGTTTCACCCAAGGATCTTCAGACTCTCCAGGATGGTCTGATCGATGGACTGATCACCCCGGAGGGCCTGCCTGGTAACGTGCGTGACGCGGTCTACCAGTACATGGGTGGCCAGGGTATCGACATGTCCAACCCTCAGTCGCAGATCACCCAGGCCCAGCTCGCTGCTCTGAAGCAGCAGCGCGAGGCCCAGGACGGCGGCATCTTCGACTCGAAGATCTTCAAGCCGATCGAGTGGATCGGCTCCAAGCTCTACCAGGCGTACAGCGCCACAGTCTCCCCCGCCGTATCCTTCGCTGGACTGGAGATGTCGCTCTTCCTGAACGACATGAACCCGACCGGCTACCAGGGCAAGGACTACATGCACGACCAGGGCCTCGGATTCTCCGACACCTGGGACCTTGCTCACCACGTCAGCCCCGGCCAGGCGTGGACCCTGCTCACCCAGACTCCGGGCGAACGCCAGAAGGCGGGCGTCCTGCCGCAGGACATCCTCAAGCAGGAGCGAGAGCAGGCCAAGGGGACCTTCAGGGGTACCGTCTCGGCAGCCGACCCGTTCGGCACGATGACCAACCTCGACAAGTACTTCAGCAGCGGCCCGGCCAAGTACGTCTCTGGCGGCGCCGACCTTGCTATCTCCTGGGAAGCTGACCCTCTGGTGCTCGGCGGCAAGGTCGCCGGTGCTGCCAAGCTGGCTGGCTGGACTCGTCCAGTCGCTGGCCAGATCGCCAAGGAGACCAACCAGGTCCTGAAGGGCGCCCCGGCGTTGACGCCGGAGGTCGCCAACAAGATGGCCTGGGACAACTTCACCTCGAAGTCTCCGTTCCAGAAGCTCACCGATCACTTCATGAACATCAAGTCTGCGAACCCCGATACAGCGGCAGCAGTGATGCTTCGTGAGCCTACCCTCCGGAAGTCTGCGAACGGCCCTGCGGTCGCTTCGCTGCTCTCGCAGGCCAAGGATCAGACCGAGGTCGCCAACGTGCTGCGGGTCACCATGGGTGACAACGTGGCCAACGAGGCGCTGAAGGTCCAGAACGGCGAGCTGGCTTACCAGATCGAGCAGATCCAGTCCCGGCTGTCCAACACCTCGACCTACTACAACGGCCTGTCCGATGCTGAGAAGATCACACCTCTCGGCATCCGAGCGAAGGCTCTGATGGATGCGCAGACCGCAGACATCGCACGGCTGGACGCTCAGGGCCAGATCGTTTCCGACAAGATCAAGGCGTTCGGAACGCTCGGTGACATGAACTTCAACGCGATCACCACCCCTGCGGGCCTGAAGATCAGGAACGCGTGGGAGCAGTCGCGGCAGTGGCAGCCGATGAAGGACGGCGGATTCATCGGGAGTCGGGTCAACAACATCTACAGCCTCAGCCTCGGCGGGGTTGTGAAGCTGGCCCACACCTACAACGACATCAAGCCTACGCACTACATCGACGTCAACGACGACATGGGCTACAAGCAGCTGAACGCTAGCCTGATGGATGTCAAGTCGCTGAGCCCCCAGGCTCGCGACATGTACGTCTCTCAGTACCTCAACGCCTCAGCGGCCGAGCGTCCGATGATCCTCCAGACGATCGAGCAGAAGATCGCTCGGAACATCGTCGACAGGTACAACCTCCGCACCGGTGAGAACATCTCGCACGAGGTGGCTGACGGTCTGTACCGGGAGATCGCCGCCAAGCGTGGCGCCGCACAGGGGTCGATGAGGAACGAGCAGTTCGGTACTGCCAGCGTGGCAGACCCGGACAACCCGGGGCTTACGCTGCGGGTAGACGAGATCACGCCAGATGGCGGAAAGACGGTGGTCACCCCACTGCTCCGCAGCCAGATGGCCAACGGTCACTCGATGATGGACTTCAAGCTGTTCGAGAAGGCGATCAACGCCAACGCATCGACCTGGCAGAAGGCTCTGAACCAGTCCGGCAACGCCTGGACTAAGATCGTGGCGCTCCCTGAGTACGTCGGTACGATCTGGAAGTTCTCTCAGCTCTTCCGTCTGGGCTACGGTCCACGAGCGCTGTCTGACGACGCGCTCGGCCAGATCGCTAGGTTCGGTCCGATGGCCATGATCGACCGTGCGATCAAGGGCGGCAAGTACTCCTGGGAAGGGCTGCGTCGAGCAGCCATGCCGGACAACTACTTCGAGGCTGCACACGTCACTCGCTCCAACCTGGAGATCCAGATCTCTGACCTGGAGAAGCAGCAGCAGCGAATCCAGCAGGACATCACGCTGGCTCGGAACGAGGGGCGCAACCACGATGTGGTCGCCCACCAGGACGAGCTGGACATGAACATCGACATGCTGGCGGACGTCCGCAAGACGTACGCCGACATGGACGAGCTGGTCAAGGGTGGCCAGGCGATGAAGCACCAGGAGATCGGCGGGCAGCTCTTCGCTCCTGCCTACGCGGGGGCTGAGGGTGGTCTCTTCCGAGACCTGGCCAGCGGCGAGAAGAACTTCCAGAACATGATGGGCAGCAGTGCCGACATGTATCTGAACCAGCTTCGCCGTATGAACTGGGAACAGCTCTCTCCTTCCAAGCACGGCGCCGACGTCCACATGGAAGCATGGCTCAAGGTGATCAACCAGCAGGTTGCTCACGACGAGCTGGCTGTTGGTTACCTCAAGGGCAAGACTCCGGACCAGCTTGAGCGCTGGCTCAACACGCCGGAGGGTGTCGCCTACAAGCGAGACCACAAGATCGCGCAGCACCTTCCGCACGATCAACTGGTGGACCGAGTCACGTCTCAGATCGATGAGTGGCTTAACCCTGCGTTCCCCGCTGGAGACGTCATCCGTCAGGCTGCTGCCCGTGGTGAGGTCACCGAGGATATGCTCAAGCAGATCCCCGAGCCCAACCGTCCGCTAGTGAACGGCCAGGCCCTATCGTACGCTCGTGGCGGTCACGCCGCGATGCAGGCGATGGACCGGTTCATGTCCGGGTTCTACAACATCATGGGCAACATGCCTGCTCGGTATCTACTCCGTAACCCGCTGTTCGCTCAGCGTTACGGCGTACACCTCCGAGACCTGATGGAGACCACCGGCAAGGCCGGGGCTACCCACATGACCGAGGATCTCAGGCTCCAGATGGAGAGCGCCGCTCGCAAGCGGGCGCTCGATGACGTGAAGAAGACCACCTTCACGATGGACTACGAGACGAAGATGAGCTACATGCTCCGCAACTTCGGCGCGTTCTTCGGGGCGCAGCAGGAGTCGTGGAACCGATGGGCTCGGATCATCTCGGACAAGCCTGACATCCTGCCTCGCGTGGCCCAGGTGATGGGTGCACCGACTCGTGCTGGCATCACCACCGACCAGAACGGCTACCACATCGCCCCTGACGGGACGGTGACGATGCCGGATGGAAGCAAGCGGCTGGTGCCTTACAACGAGCGCAACATGGTCATCCAGGTTCCGGACTACCTTGGCGGCAGGGCATTCAAGAAGTTCTTCGGGCTCGACAAGAACGCTACGTTCAACATCCCGATGAGCACCGCGAACATCATCCTGAACCACGGTGACGGACCGATCCCGGTTAGCGCTGGACCTTACGTCCAGATCGCTGCCGACCAGGTCGCGAAGAACAGCCCTGAGATCGCGGACATGTTCCAGCAGCTCGGCATCCTGCCGTTCGGCGTCAACGACTCCGAGCTTCAGACGTTCCTGCCCAACTGGTACAGGAAGTCTGAGCAGGGCGACCCGATGTCGGACAGCTACCAGCAGAACCTGTTCTACATCATGCAGGCGGAGAACTACAAGTACATGGAAGGGCTTCGCAAGACGAAGCCCACCTGGACCGAGATCGACGCTCGGGCGAAGAAGCAGAGCCTGATGAAGACTCTGTTCGCCATGACGCTGCCGATCAGCCTCCAGGCCCGTGACCCGTATGACTTCTTCCGTCAGCAGTACCGGGCGATGCAGAAGGTGGACCCGAACACCGCAGACCAGCGGTTCTACGACAAGTTCGGTGACGCTGCCTTCGTGTTCTCTCAGTCGCTGAGCAAGAACAACAGCGGCCTGCGGCCCACGGCCGAGGCCGTCCACATGTCCAAGTACTACCAGGACCTGATCACCAAGGTCGGGCCCGAGTACGCCGGACTCATCGTGGGCGCGGACCAGGAGGGTAAATACTCGAATGGTGCATACCACTACGAATTGACTCACGCCACCGACCCTGCCTCTGGCAAGCCGATGCGTGAGAAGATGTCGGCCCGTGATGCTCTGGCTCAGGCGAACCTCGCCAAGGGGTGGATGCAGTACAAGTCGCAGATGAACACCATCTACGCCCAGCTGTACCAGCAGGGCTTCCAGTCGTTCGATGACCCGGGCGCTGAAGACCTCAAGCTCCAGAAGCAGGCGGCGGTCGCGGTTCTCTCGGAACCGCAGATCGTAGACGAGAACGGCAACCTGGTAGACAACCCGTACTACAACGCTGACTGGTCGAAGGCTTACAACAGCCTCGATGTGAACTACTTCGATCGCCAGGCTGTAGCCCTCAAGCAGATAGTGAACGACCCAGAGATCTGGAGTAAGGCCGTCAACCCTGACGGGTCGATCGGCATGCGCTCCGACATCTACTGGCTCAAGAGCTATCTGGCCTACAGGGACGACGCCAAGCGAGCCCTGCTCCTCCGAAAGGCGGACGGGGGAAGCAGCGACATCAACGCCCAGGAGAACGCTGACATCAAGGGTCAGTGGAACTCGATGGTCGTGGCGATGATCCAGCAGTCCACGACGTTCGGGGACCTCTTCACCCGCTACCTGTCGCGAGACATGGGCTTCGATCAGAACACCGTGCAGCAAGAGCAGGCCACCAACACGCTGCCCCAGTTCACCGGCAACATCCAGGACCAGACTGCGAACCAGTCGATCTTCGATGTGATGGCGAGCCAGGGAACGGCTGGCGGCCAGAGCGTGGGTGGACTCTCCACCCCGTCGTTCAGTAACACGAACACGTTTGGAGGTTGATCATGGCAGTAGGTGGCGACGGTGCTGGTGGTGGCACCTACGGCGGTGGCGGTTCCTCCGATCCGAACACGGCGTCCGGACAGCAGAAGATGAAGGGCATCGATGCTGCGCGTAACAGCGTGGCTACAGCCCTGAAGGGTGGCGGCACTATCGGTGCCGCCCCCGGCCAAGCCTACGGTTCGATGGGTTCGTTCCCAGTCGTGCCGCAGAAGGCCAGCAACCCGAAGAATCCGAACCTGTACATGGGCGCCGAGTCGCCCATCGCGTTCATGGACTACTCGGATGCTGTCAACATGTACTACATGTGGGACACCAAGACCCGCAACAAGTTCATGTCCCAGCTCAACCTGGCTGGCTACGACACCACGCAGATGCGTGATGCCGATGTGGCCAAGCTCTGGGCCGGATACGTTGGTGTGTCCGCTCAGTACCAGGTGGCAGGGAAGAACGTCACTCCGTGGGACGTACTCGGCAAGGACATCGCCCAGCGCTCCAAGGAGGCGTCACAGCCTCGAACGGTGACGGCCACGCAGACCCAGTACAACATCTCTACCGCAGAGGATGCGGCAGCCCTCTTCCAGGGTGCCGCTCAAACGCTCCTCGGTAGGGACCCGACCAAGGCCGAGCAGTCTCGGTTCAAGTCGATCCTCAACAAGTACGAGCAGGCTCACCCTGCGACTACGACCACCACGTCTACGTATGTAGGCCAGGATCTACAGAACCAGAGCAGCACAACGCAGGGCGGCGTAAGCGCCGCTGCGCAGTCCTACCTAGCCCAGGAAGAGGCGAAGAAGAACCCTGAGTACGGGGCTTACCAGGCTGCCACTAACGGCATGAACTGGCTCATGGAGATGATCGGCGGAGGATGACATGGCGGTAAACGGACAGGACATCGTAAACTACCTGAAGCAGTTCATCGGCACACCGTACCAGTGGGGCGGCAACAGCCTCACCTCGGGCGTCGACTGCTCCGGAATGGTGCAGCAAGCCTATCAGCACTTTGGCCTGTCCGTTGCCCGCACCACCTACGACCAGATCGGCCAGGGCAAGGCTGTCGGCATGAAGGATCTCCAGCCCGGAGACATGATCTTCTTCGACACCGACAAGGGGACGTCAGGGCCTGACCACGTCGGCATCTATATCGGCAACGGCCAGTTCATCCACGCTCCCCGCCCCGGCAAGGGCATCGAGATCGACAACCTCAAGTCCGGCTACTACCAGGATCTGTTCATGGGTGGCCGCAGGATCTCGGGCATCGCAGGTGGTGGACCGAACAACGACCAGGATATGACCGACAGCGAGCTTCCGGCTCGCCTGTCGCCCGAGGAGCTAGCCTCCGAGTATGGCTTCGCCTACTCGTTCCTCAAGTCGCAGCCCGGTGTCGCCAAGGTGTTCGACGACTACGTCAAGAACAACCTGAGCAAGGAGGCCTTCCAGGCCGAGCTTCGCAACACAGAGTGGTGGAAGAAGAACTCGGACACCATGAGGCAGGCGCAGGCCCTGAAGGCCACCGACCCTGCCACGTACGAGGCGAACCTCCAGGCCACCACAGTGATGGTCCAGCAGGAGGCAGCCAAGCTCGGAGCGTCGATCCCTCCGAAGAAGCTGAAGTCGATCGCCGAGAAGGCGTACGCCACCAACATGGACGAGGGCCAGCTGGCCAACGTGCTCGGCGCCTACGTCAAGTTCGTCGGCGGAACTCTCAGGGGCGAAGCCGGTGCCTACGAGAACTCAATCAAGTCCTACGCCGCAGCCCAGGGCGTAACGCTGGACGACCAGTCCATCAAGAACCAGGCTGCCCTCATCGCTCGCAAGCTGGCTACCGAGGACGACTTCAAGAACCAGATCGCCCAGCAGGCGATCAGCTCCTACCCTAGCTACAAGCAGCAGATTGAGGCGGGGCAGACGATGCAGGACATCGCCAACCCGTACATACAGATCATGGCCCAGCAGCTAGAGGTTGCACCGGCTAGCATCAAGCTCACCGACCCGCTGATCCGCTCGGCACTGAACGGGGTGAACAAGGACGGCAAGCCGACCGGCATGGACCAGACCACGTTCATGCAGCGAGTGCGCAGCGATCCCCGCTGGGCGCAGACATCGAACGCACAGAACGACGTGATGAACGTCGGGCTGAACGTACTCAAGAGCCTAGGACTGAGGTGACGCATGGCACTCTCGTTCGATCAGTTCATGCGAGGCATCTCGATACAGGAGTCTGGCGGTAGCTACAGCGCCGTGAACAGGAGTTCCGGCGCTCTCGGTAAGTACCAGGTTATGCCAGGCAACGTAGCCGGTTGGTCTCGCCAGGTGCTGGGCTACAGCATCACACCGTCGCAGTTCCTCAACTCCCCGAGTCTTCAAGAGAAGATCGTCAAGGGAATCCTCAAGGGGTACTTCGACAAGTGGGGGCCGCGTGGAGCGGCTGCTGCGTGGTACGCCGGTCCCGCCAACCACAACCTCGACATGTCCACCAAGTCACAGCCTGGCGGGCCGTCGATCAAGTCCTACGTGGACTCGGTCATCGGCCACGCAGGCGGCGCTGGTGCGGTTAGCAGCAGCTACAGCTACTCAGGAGCGAGCCCTAAGTTGAGCATGTCAGAGCTGGCCGAGCAGTACGGCTTCACGTCCTCGTTCCTGAACGCCAACCCGGAACTCAAGAAGCTATTCTCGGACATGGTGTCCAAGGGTTACTCCAAGGACATGTTCCAGGCCAAGCTCCGGAACACCAAGTGGTGGAAGACGCACTCCGACAAGGAGCGCCAATACCTCACCCAGACCTACACAGATCCCGCGACAGCAAAACAGAACTTCAACGCAGCCTACGTCTCGGTTCACCAGCTTGCCGAACAGCTCGGCATCAAGGACACCAAGTTCACTAAGGCCCGCATCCAAGAAGCCGCCTACAACGTTGTGGCTAAGGGATGGTCCGATGGACAGCTTCGGAACTATCTTGGTCAGTATGTGTATTTTGATGGTGGTGACTTCGAGGGTCAGGGCGCTGATACTCAGAACGAGCTGAGGTCGTACGCCTACTCGATGGGTGTCCACATGTCCGACAAGTGGTACGCCGACAACACCCGCAAGGTGTTGCGCGGCATGGCCACCACGTCCGACTACAAGAATGAGATGCTGCGACAGGCCAAGGCCATGTTCCCACAGTTCTCCAAGCAGCTCGACGCGGGCCAGACGGTAGCTGACATCGCTCAGCCCTACCTCCAGTCTATGGCGCAGATCCTGGAGCTGCCTTCCGGCAGCATCAACCTGTTCGACCCGACCATCAAGAAGGCGCTCCAGTACAAGAATCCTGGGACGCTACAGACAGAGACTAAGCCGCTCTGGCAGTTCGAGAGCGACCTGCGCTCAGATCCTCGCTGGAAGCAGACGAAGAACGCGCAGGACTCGCTCATGCAGATCGGCCATCAGGTGCTGTCTGACTTCGGCTTCAAGTACTAAGGAGGACCGTGACCACACCAACAGTTCCGACCTCGTGGCAGACGGCCACGGCGAACATCAAGGCTAGTGGCGATCGTCCCTGGTACGCCAAGGGTGACAACTCGGTCACCCTCCAGATGCAGCTCAAGATGTACAAGGCCCGGCAGACCTCAGAGCAGAACCTGCTCAAGCAGCAGCAGGCCCAGTACAACAAGATCAAGGGTAAGACCGACGCTGCTTCGAAGGCGGCGCAGGCTCGCCTCCAGGCGAGCATCGCCCACACCCAGGCTCAGCTGAATTCGATCACCGCTAAGGTGAACACCACCCAGAACAAGTACTACGAGGTGACCGGGCAGTACGACAAGCTGCTATCTGGCACCAACCGAGACGCGTTCCTGGCGATCGAGACGCTGTTCAAGTCCTACGGCCTGGAGTCCCTGGCGGGGAAGATCTACGACTACGTCAAGAACGGCTACTCGGCCGATACGATCAGCATCCTGCTTCAGGACACACCGGAGTACAAGCAGCGGTTCAAGGGCAACGAGGCGAGGCTGAAGGCAGGTCTTCCTGTCCTTTCCCCCGCCGACTACATTAACACCGAGAACGCCTACCGTCAGATCCTCCGACAGTCTGGCCTCCCGGCTGGCTTCTACGACAGCACCGATGACTTCACCAACTGGATCAGCAAGGACGTAAGTCCGACCGAGGTGCAGTCCCGGGCCGACCTGGCCACCCAGGCTACTGCCCTGGCCAACCCGGCGTACAAGCTGGCGCTAAACCAGATGGGGATTGACGACGGCCACATGGCCGCGTACTTCCTCGACCCCGACAAGTCGCTGCCGCTGCTCCAGAAGGCAGCTGCGACCGCCGCTATCGGCGGCGCTGCACTCGGACAGGGCCTGACGTTCAACCAGGCGTACGCCGAACAGCTCGCCACGATCGGTGTCACCGCTACGCAGGCGCAGCAGGGCTACCAGCAGGTGGCCGCAGAGCTGGGCACCATGCAGAACCTCGGGGCTATGTACGGACAGCAGTTCGGGCAGGCCGAGGAAGAGCAGTCGGTGTTCGGTACATCAGCAGAAGCGATCAACAAGAAGGCCCAGCTTGTGGGCCGAGAGCAGGGCGCCTTCTCGGGCGCCACTGGAGGGGCCGCTGGCGGCCTCACCCAGAGCAAGGCTCCAACTTCGGGCTAACGCCCAGGGCTGAAGTGGTTTGGCACACCATAACTCCAGATGCGGAGCGATCCGGGTTCGAATCCCGGCAGCCCACCAGTGACGGAACGACCGGCCCAGTCACTCGTAACCAAGACCGGTAATCATCAAGCACAGCGGCGACCAGCTCCCCGGCTGGTCGGTTGGGTGCACAACGAATGGGAGGGACGTTATGTCCAACTGGGGTTTTGAAGACAACGACGGCGCGAACCTGGGCAACAGCAACGTAGCAGATGGCCCGAAGGCGCTTCGCGATGCGTACGAAGCCATGAAGAAGCAGAACGAGGAGCTGAACAAGGCGCTGACGAGCTTCCTTGAAGAGCAGCGACAGCAGAAGATGGCTACCGTTTTCGAGTCCCTCGGGGTCCCGCAGGCCGCACAGGTCTACGACGGTCCCGCTGATCCGGAGAAGGCCAAGGCGTGGGTTGAATCCATGCGTGGCGTCTTCGGTGGGGCAGCCCCGGTGGCTGCCGAACAGTCCACTGAGCCCAGGCTCCCGGAATCCATGCAGGCGCAGTTCGAACGACTGAGCCAGGCAGGGAACGACGGGGCGGCTCTGGGCAACGTTGAGGCTGCACAGGCAGCAGTCAACGACGCTAACGATGTGCAGGCGCTGATCAACAGCTTCAAGAACCTGCACTGATCCCTTAAGGAGATGTAATGGCTAACGCCTTTACCGGCACTACGGCAATGGCGAACCTTGTCCAGACCGCGTATGACCGCGCCCTGGAGTTCGCCCTCCGTGCCCAGCCGATGTTCCGAACCATCGCTGACAAGCGCCCGGTCCAGCAGGCCATGCCTGGTAGCTCGATCGTCTTCGAGCTGTACCAGGACCTCGCTCAGCAGATCACTCCGCTGAACGAGTTGGTCGACCCGGACGCCGTCGCGGCCGGTAACCCGACCACGGTGTCTGTGACTCTGAACGAGTACGGCAACGCGATCCTCGTCAGCAACAAGCTGGACCTGTTCTCGTTCACCGACGTGACCGCCGGTCTCGTCAACCAGGTGGCGTGGAACCTGGTCGACTCGATCGACCTCCTGGTCCAGAACGTTCTGGCTGCGGGTACCCAGACCCTGCGGCGTGGCGGTGGCACCGTCGGTTACGGTTTCGGCAGCACGCCGACCAACCCGATCGCCACCACGGCGATCACCGGCACCGACGTCTTCACGTCGGACATGGCCCGGTTCGCCACCACGCAGCTCCGTACGAACAAGGTTCACCCGAACCGTGACTCGTACTACACCGCGTACATCCACCCGCAGGTCTCTTACGACCTGCGTCGGGAGACCGGTGCTGCTGCGTGGCGCGACCCGCACAACTACTCCGCTGCGGGTAACATCTGGGCGGGCGAGATCGGCGAGTACGAGGGTGCTTGCTACATCGAGACTCCTCGCGCCCAGAACACCCAGTCCGGTTCCGGCTCTGGCTCGACCCAGACCCGTGTGTTCAACACCTACTACACCGGACAGCAGGCTCTGGCCGAGGCTGTCGCGGAGGAGTTCCACACGGTTCGCGGTCCGGTCGTCGACAAGCTGACCCGATTCCAGCCGCTCGGCTGGTACGGCGTGGCTGGCTGGACCCTGTACCGCCCCGAGTCCCTGATCGTGGCTCAGACCACGTCTTCGGCTCGCCCGGCGGCCTGATCCCCTGGGGGCGCCCTTCGGGGCGCCCCTCCCCCATTTAAGGAGGACACTTGTCCGGTCTCGACAATACGTCGTACACCGTGCGGTCTACGACTGCCACTTCCGACACGCTCACGAACAACGACTTTGTTCTGCTCGTGTCGCCCACCGCTGGTAACACCACGATCAATCTGCCTGCCGTTGCCAACGTGCAGCCCGGTCGTGCTTACCACATCAAGCGGGATGCCACTGCCACCAACACGGTGACGCTGGACGGTAACGCTTCCGAGACGATCAACGGTGCGACCACTCGCGCTGTTGGTGCGGCTGGTACCGCTGGTGCCTGCCTCATCGTCTCCGATGGTTCCGCCTGGCACGTTCTCGCTAGCTACTGATTCAGGAGGGGTGCCTTGACCTGTTGGATATTCACTACGCCCACAGTGGATGAGGCACCCTTTGCCTGGAATCCGCTGATGGAGCGGTTCCGTATCCCCAGGGCGGTCTCGGTTGTCGAGGTCAGCCCTGGGGTTTACAAGCAGGTACGGTACGACGCGTACTCAAACGAGATCGGCGCGACGAACCTGCCTGCCAACCCGAACGAGCAAGACACAGACTTCTGGCCCGCCCCTTCGGCGGGCCTCCACTACTTCCGTGGTGGGTACGAGTGGAGAGTGGACGACCAAGTGAAGGCTGACATCATAGCCTCTGGTGCCGCCACATCCGCCAACTTCGCCCCATGTCCTGGTAGCTCTCTGGGCTACGGCGTGGGCGGCTACGGAGAAGGAGGATTCGGTGGGCACGTATGACATCGCTGCGGGAACCCAGAACTGGGACGTTCCGCTCAACGCCAACCTCGATGCTATCGACGGTCGGCTCACCAACGCAGAGAACAAGAACACCACACAGGACAGCCAGATTGCCACGATCCAAGGGCAGATCACCGGCTTCACGAACAACCCGAGCTACAAGGTGTACAACGTCAAGAGTCCTACCTACGGTGCTCTCGGCGACGGCTCGCACGATGACACGGTCGCCATTCAGGCCGCGCTGAACGCGGCCAACGCTGCTGGTGGTGGTGTCGTCTATCTCCCCGCTGGGCAGTACAAGATCAGCTCTGCGCTGACGATGTACAACCGCATCACCCTGCGTGGTGACGGGGACTACGTGACGAACATCGTCCAAACCAACACCGCTGCCCACGGCCTTGTGGGCGCTTCGCTGATCTACGTGATCATCGAGCATCTGCGACTCACGGGGCCGGGTACCGGCACCGGCGAAGGTATCAACTTCACCACCGAGTTCGACTACTGCATCCTGCGTGACATGTCAGCTACTAGCTGGGGTTCGACCGGCATCGAGATCGAACAGCCGATCGTCACCAACCTGACCCGGGTCACCTCGTTCAGTAACGGCGGTGCGGGTATCTTCATCCACGGTAACGCGACCACCGGAGCGGGGACGAGTGTCAGCTTCGACAGCTGCTGGACCCACGACAACATCAGCAACGGCTTCTCGATCCAGAACATGACGTACTGCTCGTTCCAGGCCTGCGCCTCTGACAACCAGACGGCAGCCGGTAAGGCTGGCTACCGGATCGATCAGTGCACCGGCTTCACGTTCAGCGGCTGTGGCTCCGAGGGCAACAACTTCGGATGGCTGCTCACCGGCGCCTCGACCGGCATCGTGTTCAACTCTCCGTACATCTTCAACACGCCCTCGACGGGCGTGGGCATCTACGCTTCAGCCGCCACCAACGTCCAGATCATAGGCGCTACAGAGGCCCTGCCGCAGGCTGGAGCGACTGCCGCAGTCCAGGTGGACACTGGTAGCACCTGCACCATCCAAGGCCTTGTAGCGACCACCGCGAACGTTCTCGCGTCTGGCACCACCGTGCTGGCGCAGAACAGCTCGGGCGTTCGCTCATACCCGAACGGTGTGACCACGCCGACGCTGACCATGACCGGCAACATCGCGATGGGTTCCAACAAGGTGACCGGTCTGGCTAACGGCTCGGCGTCCAGTGACGCCGCAGCCTTCGGACAGATCCCGACGCCTGGTTCCGTTACCGCTCAGACGTCGTACGGCGCTAGCTCGGCCAACGGCTCGGCTGCTACGTTCTCCCGTAGCGACCACACGCATGGCACGGTTTCGGTTCCGAGTGCTGGAGCGTTCAGCTCGGTATCGGAGAACACCTCGCTGGCGACGCAGCAAGCGTCGGCCAACTTGGTGGTACCGGTAGTGGCCAACGCCACCTATCTGCTCAGGATGAACCTGCTCGTCAGCCAGGCCACGTCCAGCTTCGTCCACTCGTGGACCGGCCCTACCGGCGCCACGATGGTGTGGGCCGACAACTCTGGCTCGGTGATGGCGACGATCGGCGCGACCGACACGTGGAGTTCGATCGCCTCAAGGACTATCACCCTCACCGGCAAGCTGATCACCAGCTCTACCGCTGGCAACCTCACGTTCACGTACGCATCCGGCACGGCAGGACAGACTGTCACCATCCAGCCTGGTGCTCAGATCAACCTCGAAAGGATCGCCTGATGGCTACGAAGAAGGCTGCACCGAAGAAGCCCGTCAAGGGTAACCCGTTCGCCGCGAAGGCGAAGGAGAAGATGGCCGCCGCCAAGGGCGGCAAGCCTCCGATGAAGGGAAAGAAGAAGTGAGTCCCGAAGAGATCGAACACCGCTTTGGCTTCCACAAGGCCACGGTCGAGGGTGACAACGCCACCCTTCCCAAGCATCGAGATGCCCGCCTGCTGTTCCGGGAGTTCGCCGAGAAGCTGGACAAGCTCGCCCCCGATGGGCGAGCCAAGTCGGTGATGTTCACCGAGCTGGAGAATGCCTCGATGTGGTTCCACAAGGCGGTCGCGGAGACCGCACCTGTCGTCAAGGAGGACTGATGTCTGACCTCTACAAGAACCCCCAGAAGGAACCCCAGGACCGCGAGCTGGAAAAGCGGCTCAACGACCACCAGGACTGGGGCGGCACCCGGATGAACCCGGTCGGCCCTGCCGGTACCAGCACGCACATCAACCAGAACGAGAAGGGCATCCTTGAGGATGGCCTGTTCGAGGCGATGCGTGAGTACCAGACTGCTGCGCTCGGCTCGGATCACGACCGCTACGCACAGGGGATCTACGGTGATACAGACTCCCGCTACGCTGACTGACCAGAAGGTCAGCAGCATGGGGATAGCCAAGCCCCAAGCTAACTCGTACCCCACATCGTCCGCCCTCGCGGCGGACGTCATCAAGGGTCAGGCTGCAACGCTCGGACACAACGCGTTCCGGCCTGACATCTACCGTGTCACGGAAGGACTCGTAACGTAATGGCTGCTGCTCCGAAGAAGGCCGACGAAGGTTTCATCAAGGTCGGCGCGCTGATCAATCTCGACAAGGGTGGTCGCACCCTTCACAACCTGGAGGTTCTTGCTGTCGATGAGAAGTTCATCAAGGTCCGCTGGGACCTGGCTGTCTCCCCGAACACCGAAGTCGTGCTGGTCCCCATCGAGGGATCGGTCATCGGTCTGGTGGGTGAGCGATGAGCCTGCCTCCCGAGCCCAAGTGTCCTGACTGTGGCTGCGATGCCACCTCTTGCCAGTGCGGAAGGAAGTGACATGAATGAGCCGCGTTGCCCGAAGTGCGGGCGCACGTTCGAAGACTGCACGTGCCGGGGCTAATTGCTCCTCGTCCTGCAAGGCCAAGGATCATGTCAGCTGGGGAGAGTGCGTGAGGTCAAAGGGCCTCCAGCTTTCCCCCGCCGTGAATGATGGCTACGGCACACGCCAGAAGGCGTGGGACCGAGAGCTGGACAACTACGAGTCCGCAGTAAGGCAGGGCCTGAGCCCTGCCGGAACCCAGCAGCACCACGTCGATGCTGCTTTCAGAGAGGCTGAGAGTGCCTGAGAGTACCGTACGCATCCAGGACAACAGCGGTCACACCACGGCCGTCAGCTCGGACGGTCGGTTACTGACAACCGTTGCGCCCGAGAACTACCAGTTCTACTTCCACGCTCTCATCGACGCCCCTGGTGTCGTTGCGGCCAACGTTTTCATGTCCGTCTTCAACCCGGTCGGTAGCGGTAAGACGATCTCTTTCTACTCGATCGCTCCCGACTCGTACGCTACCGGGTCTTCACCGACTGCCATCTCTCTGGTGGTCGACAGGATCACCGCCGCCTCTGGCGGTACCCAGATCCCGTTCGCTAGCATCAACAAGCTCATCACCACCGAGACCAACTCCATAGCAGAGGTCAGGACTGGCAACCCTACGGTCGCCAAGACCGGCGTGTCGCTCTACTCTTGGCCGCCGCCCATCGCGGGCGGCGCTGGAGCCGTCTCGTCTGCATACAGCGCAGTACCACCGAGCCAGGGATTCTTCTGCCTGCCCGGCCAGGGCATCGCGTTCAGCACGTCAGCCGGTAACACCAACCAGGTCTGGTCTATCAAGGCTACCTGGGCAGAGCTCTAAGGAGTTTAAGTGGCTGCGACATTCGCACAGATCGTCAGCCGAGTGAAGCAGCAGCTCCTCGGTTACACCAGGGACCAGGCGTCTATCTCGTACCTCACGAACGGCATGACCGCTACGGACACGCAGTTCACCGTTGACCCCGAGACTGTCACGAACATCTCTCGGGGTCTCATCGAGATCGAGGACGAGCTGATCCTGGTGAAGAAGTACGACCGTGCTACCGGCACGGTCACCGTCCTGGGCGGTACTAGCGGGCGGGGAGTGGAAGGCACCACCGCTGCTGCACACTCCGCCAACACGATCGTCACCGACGACCCGATGTATCCGACGAGCCGGGTTAAGGAAGCGATCAACGACACGATCCAGGGGACATACCCCGACCTGTGGGTCTTCGGCGAATACGAGTTCCCGAAGATCGCTGCACGCTACGAGTACCCTGTCCCCGCTGATGTCGAGGACGTGTACAAGGTCACGGTCAACACCATCGGACCTTCCGCCGTGTGGTTCCCGCTGTCGAGCTGGAGGTTCAACCCCAGCGCCTCGACCACTGCGGGGCAGGTCAAGCCTACGCCCACACCTACCGGCAAGTCTATCCAGATCATGAGGGACTTCATCGTGCCCGGCCGGAACATCCGAGTCGAGTACATCAAGAAGCCGAACACCCTCACCAGTAACTCCGACGACTTCACCACGGTCACCGGCTACCCGGATCGATACGTGGACCTGATCACTTACGGCGCCTGCTGGCGCCTGCTTCCTGCTTACGAGTCTGCCCGCCTTCAGCAGCAGGCTATCGAGGCCACAGAGCGTGCCCCGCTGGTCCCCACAGGGGCTGGCAGCAACGCCTCCAAGTACTACATGGCCCTGTACCAGCAGAGGCTCGCAGAAGAGCGTACACGGCTTCAGCGCCTGTTCGACTCTTATCAGAACTTCAACGGCTAAGGAGGGTCATGCCTAACGCAAGGTTCTACTCTTCGACCGCAGCTGTCACCAACCTCCAGGCGACGGCTGGTTCGGGCGACGCCACCATCCAGGTGGCTAGCTCGTCCGGTTTCCCGAACAGCTTCCCGTACACGCTGTCGCTCGACTACGGCTCGGCCAACGAGGAGCTTGTCGACGTCACCGGTGGTGGCCCTTCGGTGTTCAACGTCACCAGGGCTGTCGACGGAACGTCGGCCAGCACGCACAACGCAGGGGCCGTGGTTCGCCACGTAAGCTCCGCTCGTGACTTCACTGACTCTAGGACCCACGAGGCCTCTACGAGCGGCGTACACGGGATCACAGGGGCCTTCGTGGACACGCTGTCCACGCAGACTCTCCAGAACAAGACGCTGAGCGCACCTGTTATCAACAACGGCACGGTCACCGGTAGTGTCACGGCTACCGGTGCCACCGTGTCTAACGGTACGTTCTCGGGCTCGACGCTGTCGGCCGGTAAGATCACCGGCGCTACCACGATGGTGTCTACCCCGACGTTCGGCGGCGCCTGGACCAACACCGGAGACCTGACCAACACCGGCCAGCTTCTCCAGCAGAATCTGGTGAAGGGCCAGCGAGCTAACACCTCGGACTCGATCTACGAGACCAGGGTAGCGGCTGACGCCAACCCTCGATGGAGCATGACCGCCGATGGCGGCCAGTCCTGGGGGCCTGGCAACGCTGCGCTCGACCTGTTCTTCTCTCGGATCTCAGCGAACACCGGCCAGCTTACCGGCAACGAGACGATCACCGGCAACCTCAACGTCAACGGTTCGGTCACCACTCCCGGCGCGCTGAGCGCCGGTAGCCTGGTACTCACCAACCAGACGATCACCACGTTCGTGCCGGTGTGGCACGGACACGATGCGAGCATGCTGGTCAACGTGGGCTACTACACCAAGTTCGGCAAGTGGGTCGACTACGTGATCTACACGGTGTTCTCCAGCTCGTCCAGCCTTACCGGCTCGGTGAGTGTGGAGGTTCCGACGGCTCCGTACCGTGGCCCTGGTGGCGGCACCAACTATCGACAGCAGCTCGGCACCGTTTGGTACACCGACGTCGCTGGTGGTGGCTCGTTCCCGGACACCAACTGCATGGGGCATCACTGCACGTTCGCCGGTGACACCGGCACCAACACGCAGCCGCTCAAGAACTACCGAGACAACACGTTCACCGGTGGCCTGATCGTCGGGCCGTCACCCAACACGATCATCACGATCAACGGACGTTACAGGGAGGCGTGATGGCTGATCCGTCGCCGGACATTGTCAAGCAGATACCATGGCAGATCAGCAACTTCCTGCCCGGAACGTCGAACAGCGGCGGATACAACCTTCAGGACTACCAGTTCGACTATGCCCTCGGTGGCATTCCGTTCCTGAGTGCGACTCGGGACCAGTGGCCGTACACCGAGGGCATGGCCGAGATCCGTAAGCAGCAGTTCGACAGCTCCGCCGAGCCCGGCGAGCAGTCTATCTACGGCTGGTGGCTGCGGTCTCAGAACTCGTGGACCTCTGGCGCTGGCCTGGTCTACCAGGACCCCGATGTGATCAACCCGTACGTCAGGTCGTTCGACCTGCGCTTCGAGGACTCTCTCGGGGTGGATACGTGGACGTCTGGGCAGGCTACGCTGCTGCGTCAGCCGAACAACAAGACCACGGTGAGTAGCTCTGCTCCCCGCATCCGTGGGTACGTCGACCCTTCGGGGGTCGACGCGCTGTTCATGCTGGACGGTAACGTACTCAAGAAGGTCACCGACGCTGCGATCACCACGATCACCACAGGATCGGCGGGGACAGCCCTGGGACTTGCCAACATGGGCACACGCTGGTACGTCCTGGCTACCGACGGTATCTGGTCTGCGGTGGACACCGCTGGTGGTGCGAAGATATGGAACAACCCGGCCGGTACGCTGACCACCGGGCAGATCGAGTTCGTCAAGAACCGGCTGTGCGTGGCGTGGAACAACACGATCTACCTGCTCGACCCTCTGGGCACAGGTGGTCCTGCTCTCCCCGCTGCGACGACGTCGAGCACCGACACCACATGGGTGTGGACCTCGTTCACCGAGGGTCCGTCGGCGATCTACATCGCCGGTGGCAACTCGACCCAGTCTCAGATCTGGAGCCTGACGCCTACATTCAGCGGTGCGACCGAGACGATCGTGCCTACGGTCAACGTGACCATGCCGAGAGGCGAGCAGATCCGGTCGATCCTCGCTTACGTCGAGACGTTCATCGGCATCGCCACCAACAAGGGGTTCCGGGTCGGTGACCTCCAGGCCACCGGCAACATCAGCTACGGTCCGCTGTTGTTCCAGCCGACTGGCGGATGCCAGTCGATCGCAGGCAACGACCGGTTTATGTACGTAGGCTCCACAACGGCCCACGATGGCGCCTCTGGCGTCTTCAGGGTGGACCTGGGCACTCCGTACCAGGAGCAGGCTACGAACGCTATACGGTACGCCTACGCCCGCGACCTGTACGCTCCTGCCGTGACCGGCAAGATGAACTCGTGCACGATGTTCGGGGCGAGCGACAGGCTCGCCATGGCTTTCAGCGGTGACTCGCTGTGGATTCAGGATGCGACCGTGCTGTACCCGACAGGGTACCTGCGGTCTGCTCGTATCCGGTTCAACACCGAGGAGCCGAAGCTCTACAAGTTCATGTCGCTGTCCACACCTAACCCGCTGCTCGGAAACATCCAGCCGAGCATCATAGCGTTGGACGGCACCACGTACCCGTCGGTGATGTACGGCCCCACCCTGAATCCAGGGACCGGAGACGTATCGATCAACCAGCCGTCGGGTCCGCAGAAGTGGATCAAGCTCCGCTTCGATCTCTTCAGGGGTAGCTCCGACCACACGGTCGGAGCCGTCCTCAACGGCTGGCAGATCAAGGCCCTGCCTGGATCTATCCGTCAGCGGATGATCCAGCACACGTTCCTTCTGTTCGATGAGGAGAAGGACAAGGGCAACCAGCGAATGGGCACCGACGGCTACGCTCGTTCTAGGTTCGAGGCCTTCAAGGGCCTCGCCAGAGCGGGGGATGTGGTGGCGTTCCAAGAGCTGATGGAAGATCTGTCGACTCTCGTCGTCATCGACGACTGGAAGTTCACACAACTAGCGCCACCCGGACCAGGGGGAACAGCACTGGGAGGATATCTCACAGTGGTGCTGAGAACGGTGGCTGAATCCACGTAAGGGGTGGGGTATGGATCTGAATGCGATCCTCGTAACGGCCGCTGCTATCGGCACCGGCCTCGGCGGTTTCGTCGGCGGAAGATGGACAGCAAGGAGCGCGATGTCGGACATTGCAGCCGACACTATCGAGATGCTACAGACCCAGAACGAGCTACTCAGGTCGGAGAAGGACACGCTGGGGCTGACGCTCCTCGATCTCCAGACTCGGGTATCCGTACTGGAGGAACTTGTGACACAGCGAGCCGACGTCGAGGACCTGAGTCACAAGGTGTCGCTCGTCAAGGACACCGTCGAGCGAATCGCCGAGAGGGTGGGAGCATGACAGACCACCTCAGCCACGACATCCCGGACTCTGTCCCGTCGTGGTACAAGCCTCAGCCCAACTCACCGTTCAACGTGTACGATGCCGACACCATCCGAGACGTTCAACGCACGCTGTCCTGCCCCGAGACCGGGGAGCTAGACGCTACCACGGTCAACCACATCAAGGGCCTACAGTTCGCGATGGGCATCCCGGCCACCGGCCGGATCTCCACCGAGACGGCCATCGCAATCCAGAGACTGAGAGACCGCTATGCCGTTCGTGAGTGAGTCGCAGCGCAAGTACCTGTATGCGCAGAAGCCCGAGGTGGCGAAGAAGTTCGCTCAGCACTCGGGGAAGCAGGGCAAGGCCCTGCCGTCCAAGGTAGCACAACCCATCAAGGGGAAGGCGAGGAACAACTGATGAGTCGTAAGGCCGTACTCGACGTAGTCGAGCGGACCGGAGCCACGTTCGCCGTGGCGTTCGTAGCCGCGTTCAGTTTCAGCAACCTGAGTAGCTGGCATGACGTCGGCATCGCGGCCAGCGCTGCTGCGCTGAGCGCGTTGAAGTCCACCGTCGTGAACCTGGTTCGCAAGTAAGCAAAGAAGAAGCCCCACCCTCACGGGTGGGGCCCTTTTTTTGTTGTCAGACCTCGATCCGGTCTGTCACCTTGAGGATGCCTTCCACGTGGATCGTGGCTCGGTCGCCGAGCTGCCTGCCGAGCATGTAGAACAGGCCGGTCGGTGCGATGCGGTCCTCGGTGTCGTCGTTGATGCAGCCGAGGATCTTGTGCAGAAGCTCGGCCTCCTGCCGGGTCTCGATCACCACGGTGATCGGACGGAACTCACTGTCCTGGGTGACCTTCACTTGTCGGGGTTCTCCATCAGTCGGTCCCACGCCTCGCTGACGATGCGGTCCGCCTGGACCGCGTTGGTCCGAGCCTCGGCCGCAGCGTCCTTGGTCGCCCCGCCGTTGGTGGCAGCGAGCCGATCGCGAGCTGCATCCTGGGCCTCAAGGGCCTTGGAGTATGCGTCGTAGTTCTTGCCCATGCTGTGCTCCTCTATCCAAAGGGAGAGGCGGCCGTCGGCCGACCGCCTCATTCTCACGTGCCTCACACCAGGCCGGACAGCACCCGGCTCGCAGCGAAGTTGACGAACTCGGCGGGGTCGAGCAGCTCCTCGGCGTTGTCCTCGAAGTGGAACTCCATAAGCACCCTGGTCTCGCCCTCCTCGAAGGTGAGCTTGAACTCGGCGGTCGGGTTGTCGGGGTTGGTGGGGGGCATCTCGTCTCCTCGGAGTGCTTCGGGGGTATAGATACTAGACTCCGGGCGGCCCGTCTGGACCGCCCAGTACTTACGGTAGTCAGATGCTGCTGTCACTCGGGTACTCCCTGGTGATCTGCTCGTACAGCTCCGGGGTGATGTTGCCGTCGAAGTCGGACAGCTTGAGAACCGACCAACCAGCCGACACCTTCATCCACTGCTTGGTGTACTTCCCCTGCTCCGAGTCCCACCTGGGTCCCTCGGTCTCGATGAGCGGAAGACCCTTGGTGCTAAACGCGTACACCCGACCGAGCTTGTGGTTCCCCTGCCCGGAGGCGGAGACGATAACGTCTCCGACCCGGACCTCTGTGCCGAGGATGTCCTTCACTTCTCGTCCTCGTCGCCCGTTGGACGGGGCTCCAGGATCGGAGTGGTCAGGCTCTCGGTGAACCCTGCCGGACACCCACACCACGGCGGGTAGTGCGGAGGGTTCTTGCAGTTGTTGTTGTCGATCACTTGTTCCGCCCTGTCTGCTGGTCCTCGATCTCCTTGGCGGTCTCGGCGACCGTGGGGCCGCCGTTCTCCTGCACCTGAAGGTCGAACTCCAGAGCCTTCACCGCAGGCTCAGCGTTCTCGTCGAACGGGATGTCATTCCACTTGCTCACAGTTCCCACTTCCCCTTGTCGTTGTTGTCACGAGTGACCTTGTAGACCTGCTTGGACTGCGTGTGGTACACCACGATACCCTCGGGGTTCGGGTGGAACGGGACGGCGATCGAGCCGTTCATGCCCAGCTCCTGGATCGCCTTGCGGATCACGTCCTCCGAGAACGGGCCCTCGTAGATGATCGGCACGGACTCGACCAGCACGTGGCGACCAGCCTCGTCCTCGAACGAGCCGAACGTGTCCTTGTGCTTGGCGGTGTTGAACAGAGCGAACGTCCGGATGCCCTTGTTGGCGTCGCCGTAGCGACGCTGGATACCCTCACCGTACCACTCACCGAAGTGGTGGCCGACGCCGAGCAGGTCGAACAGGGCCTCAGTGTTCTTCTGGACGAACGCAGCGAAGCCGTAGTTGTCGGTGGTCTTGCCCGGCGTGATCAGCCGGTTCTTGGACTGAGCACCCACGGCGTAGATCACGCCGTCACGCTCGACCGTAGCAATGGTGAACTCGCCGGAGTCTTCGACGTCCAGCTCCTCGAAGATGATCGCGGAGTTGCTGCCGTCGATCTTCTCGGTGATGACGATGTCACGGAACAGGCGGGGGGTCTTGCCCCAGCTACGGAACTCCATGTGCTGTCTCCTTTGGGTCTAGTACTAGCCTACCAGATGGAAGGGGCCGGGGCAAGCCCGGCCCAACCAACCGTCAGGCTCGTGTCAGTTCCTGGATGTAGTACTCCTCGAACTCGATGTTCCGGGACGGCTCCTCGAAGGAGACGCTGGTGGCGTCTCCCGGGATGACCACCCCGTACGAGTTGGCGATCACCTGGAGCGCGTCGAACGCCGCATCCTCAGAGTCGAAGTACTTGCCTCCTGTGACCTGAGACGAGGTGTTGCCGAGGAAGTCGGTCCACTCGTTGATGATGATGAACACGTTCACTTCTTGATCCTTCCGAGAAGATAATCCTTGCCCAGCTTGAGGTACATCGAGTTGGTGTCCTCGCCGTCCGGCATCCGCATCCGGACAACCATGGTGTTCGACTGGTCGATGTGCTCAGACATCGCCCGCCAGAGGTCGCCGCCAGCCTTGTCCCCGTCCTCGGCCAGGTAGATCCGGCTGAAGTCTTCGAGGACGTTGGCCCAGTGCGGCTTCCAGTTCTCGGCGCCGGGGATACCGATCGCCGGTACCCCGATCATGTGCCAGACGTTGGCGTCGATCTCGCCCTCGCAGGCGACAGCCCAGTCGTCAGCCCAGGCCAGGGACTGCACGCCGTACAGGTTGACCGGCGAACCCTTGCGCTTCCAGTACTTGGAGTGGTTCGGGACCGCCTTGCAGTCGTGGTTCTGCATGCACCTGAAGTTGAAGTTGACCGGGCCAGCGTCCGTCAGGTACGGGATCGCCAGGTACCCAGCCGCAGGCTCGTGACCCGGGAGAGGGTCACGGACGACGCCGAGTCCAGCGCTTTCCGCGTGCTCCAGACTGATCCCTCGGCCCGCGAGCCAGCCCTCGGCCTCGCCCAGATGGGGAGCGTACGTTTCCCACGCTCTCACCAGATAGTTCCTCTGCTCTCTGGACAGCTTCACGATACGTGATCCTCTCGTGCTGCATCAGGACTTGAACCGCGTTACCCTTCGGGCAATCCGCAGCATGACAGTTGAAGACTTGCTTCTGGGTGTTGACCGACGCCGAGGCGTCTCGGTCGTCGTGGAACGGGCATCGGTAGGGCTTCCATCCGAGGCCCTCAACCACAGGCTGTCCACCGAATGACTCCAGGATGGGTCCGACGGGGAAGACTGGGAAGTCAGCGGAGTCCTCGCCTCTTGATCTCATCGTCCACCTTTGCTAGTGCGGAGCGGAGAGCGACGGCGTAAGGGCCGTCGCCATACACAACCTCGTCCTCGCCGTAGTACACCTCTTCGTAGAGGCAGGACTGCACCGAGTCCAGCTCGGAGTCTGTCAGGTCCACGGATCGTCCTCGTCGTCGTACGGGCAGTATTTTTTCTGGAACTCGTCCAGCTCTTCGATGAACTGGGGCAGATCACCCCACCGGCCGTAGCTCCAGGTGAACTCACCAGCACTGGAGGTGAACCAGCCGGTCAGGACGAACGAGTCGTCGCGAGTGTACTCGGAGTAGCAACCGCACTCCCATCCCATGTCGACCGAGAGCGCCTTGATGCTCTTGATCGTGCCGTGCTTAGCCTTGTCGTACTGGCCCGACCGCAGGAACTTCTCTAGCAGCCAGGCTTCGACCATCTCGTCGGTGTCACTCATCAGGCTTCACCTTCCCTATCACCTTGTGCGCTATCGGATACTGAAGGTACCGAGCCGACCGCATGAACGCGATCGGATCATCCCTCAGATGGGCAAGCATGGAATTGCACGGCTTGCACAGCAGCCCCCGGACGTAGCCGGTGGCGTGATCGTGATCTACCGCAAGCCTCCGAGTCTTCCCCGTGGCTCGCTGGCAAAGGTAGCACACGCCCCCCTGTGCCTCATAGAGGGCCTCATACTGCTCGATGGTAAGCCCGTAGGTTCTGAGTATCCATCGGGCGTGAGAGGCCCGTTTCTGTGCCTTCTTGAGGTCGCGCAGGCAGGTGGCACAGCGCGGACCGGGCCGACTCAGCTTACGCGTCGTCGACCCACAGTCCTTACACGCTGGCTTCAGTGTTCCAGGCACGGATACGGCCTACCACACCAGCAGTGCCCGTTACGCGGGCACCAACACTTACGCTTCGGCTGACCGCAGGTCAGGCATCGCCTGCCCCACATCAGATCAGCTGCTGACACTTGGCGCAGACCAGGACGGGGACTCCGTCGCGGACCACGGTGATCGGGTAATGCTCGCTACCCGGAGGTACGGGACAGCTCATCAGTAGATCTCCTCACCTTCAAGGATGCGGAAGGCGTTGTCGTAGCCTCCCCAGTTGTCGACCCCCGCCACCTCAAGGCAGCTCAGGAATTCGTCACGCTCGACCAGTCGGGTGTACTCCCCCTCAGGGATGGCGATGTAGCCATCTCCCAGGCTGTATGCCATGTCAATCCTCCCAGTTGTTGGTAACGTGAGCAGCGGGGCCGCCGTCCCACACGTTGACTTTCTCATCGTCCGGGACGGATACGCCGTCACGGAACAGCGGCGGATCGGGCTGCTCCATCTCCTCGATCAGGCACAGCGCAGGCTGTGCCCTCATCTTGAACGTCCCATTCTTGGCCATAGGATCTTGAGGTCCAAAACGGTTCTTCACTGTGGCGACGTCCAGCGTACCAGCGTGAGCGTCACCCCAAAGAGTGAGAATGAGTGTTGGGAGCTGATTCGCCTTACCCATGATCGCTGACCTGGGGGGCGGCGATCCCGCCTTGGCAGACTCACTTGTATGGTGCACCACAAGGATGGCAGTCTCTTGTTCACGGGCCATGTCCTTCAGCTCGGCCATGAGAGCCCAGTAGTTCTGCTCACCGGCGCCCTCATAGTTGATGTCCATCATGATGTCGATCACCGTGAGGTGAGGGTACTCGCCCTTCAACTCGAAGAACGCATCAGCCTCACGTTCCATGTGTTCGAGCGTCGGGCTGGACATGAACGACCAGCGAACGAAGTCCATGTCTTTGAGTGTGTCGTGAGCGAGCTGCTTGTTGGTCATCACCCACAGCTCGGTCTCATCGGTGGCGGTGCCGGTCAACATCGAGAGCGACCGGCTAGCCATGGTGAAGTCGTCCGAGTCGGATGAGTGGTACAGCGTAGGCACGCCGATGTTCTTCACGGCGTTCAGGGTCATGACGGTCTTCATCGAGCCGGGAGGACCGGCTACCATCGTGATGCTACCTCGACGGAGGTGCATCTTCTTCTCATCGAAGATCGGCCACGGGGAAGGGAGAGGCTCGCCTGCACTCACTCCCCGCTTGACGGTACGTGCGAGTGTCTTCAGATCCCCCACCCCTTGAGGCCGTCGATGAGCTTCTGTTCGGTTTCGGTAGGCCAGACGCGTCCGTCGAGGGTTGCGAGAATGTCAGCCCACTCCTCTCGCGAGGCGATCACCATGTAGTAGTCGCCCGGCCCATCCTCGGGATGGGTGGTGAACATGACGTCCATCACTTACCCCCCTTGGTGTCCTTGAACCGCTTGGCCATCTCGTCGAGTTCCTTCTCCTGCTCCTCGGTCAGAGCCATGGGGCACCTCCTTAGTGCGTGGACCCGAGGGGATTCGAACCCCTGTCCTACCACCCTCCGCGTGCGGTTTTGAGTGGCAGTCGAAACCATTCCGGGCCCTTGAAGCCCCGGCCGAAGCCGGGGCCCGTGAGTCAGCTAGCCTTGACCAGCTTGAACTCGTGCTCCTTCTTGTTGCCCTCGCGCTTGATCAGCTTCTTGCCGAGGACATCCCCGACGTCGATGCTGCCGTGCTCGGCGACCGCCGCCTTGAACTTCTCACGCTCGTCCTTGGAGTTGACCGGGACGCGGACCAGGCCGTCGTTGGTCTCCAGGGTGATCATGATCTGGTGGACCGGGTTGAGGCCAGCACGCTCGGCCTCGTCCTTCGCCACGCCCTTCGGCTTGCCGTCGACCCAGAACTTCTGGAGGCCGGGCCGGTTGTTGGCCTGGTCCCACTCGAACACCGGCGCGGTCGGGTCGATGTCGGTGACGACACCCTTCACGAACTCGCCCTCGTTCTTGAGGTTGACCACCTTGGGCTTCTTCTCTCCGCCGAAACCGAAGAGGTCATCGAGAGTAGGCACTTAGTTTTCTCCTTGATCTTCTGTTGACTGTTCTTGCTCCCATACGATCCACCCACAGTGACAGGTGTACTCACCGAACATGAGTGGACCAGTCATTTCACACCCGCAGACGGTGCAGTTCACCATCCTTCGTCGACCACCAGCTTGGCCGGGGCCGCACTACCAGTCTCCCATGGCTTGGGCTTGGCGTCAACCTGGGGGTTGTCCCAGGGCGCACGCGCCTCATTGGCCGCAGCCTGGACGTCGCCAGGGCCGTCGTCGTTATAGTCCTCGGGGACCTCTGTGACGCCGCCCAGGCGCTCGTCAAGGAGCCTGTGAGCCTCGGATATGTACTCGTGCTCTGGGGCGCCCTGCGAGGGCTCACCGCGCTCGGCTACGTCCAGCGTAGCGCCCTTCTTGAAGCCCTGGGTGAACACGTTGAGGTACACCGCCGAGGCTATACCGACATCGTACGCGTCCGCCAGGGACGCGAGCCCCAGCTCCTCGGGCGTAGCCCGGACCTTCACGTTACCGAACTGGACGGTCGGAAGGGTGATCTCGATCTCAGCCATTCTGCATGTCCTCCTCGTCGATGCAGTCGTAGCACTCCCACTCGCCTGCATCAGGGTTGTAGTACTGCGTGTCCCCGTGGATCTCGCACTCGGGAGTGTGCTCATACTTCTCGTTCCAGTAGTCGTCATCCTCCTGGCTGCCCATCAGTATCCTTCCACGATCCAGCCGGGCTTCCAGTCGGGATCGCCCTCCCTGCGGGTAACCATCTTGACGTGCATCCCATCGTCGTCCGAGAAGTAGTCCATCGTGACTCGGACCCCATCAGCGCGAGCTGCGTTGATCGCAGCCCTGATCAGGATAGCATGGTGCTCAGCCCTGTCCATCAGAGATACACCGTCTCGATCTTGCCTCGCTCGACGTTCCGCATGACACCATCCTTGCCTCGAAGGTTCTTGATGAGCATCAGATCCACCTGCGTAGCGCCACCATCGTAGTCGTCAGGCCATCCCTGAAGGAGATAGCCATCTTCTCGGGCCGCCTGGAGGGCGGCCCGTACTGAGGCTACATGCTCAGAAAGGGTAGCCATCGTCTTCACTCCTGTCGTAGTACATGGCCCTCTCGGTCATGCCCTTGTTGGCCAGGCAGTTCTCTGCCTGGAAGCAGAACCTACAGTCGAATCCGGCGTTGGCCTTGTAGACCTTGGCCTTCATCTGATCATACACCTTCTGGTATTTGGCGCCAACCTCGGCCGGGTCGACCTTCGAGAGGTCGACGTACCTGGTGTTGGGTGCGCCCGGAGCCAGCATGACGTACCGACCGTGGTAGTCGACACTCATGTCAGCGTGGTTGTTCGCCGCCATCAAGGCGGCGTACGTCTGGAGCTGGAAGTTGTCGGGCTTGGTGCTCCCGGTCTTCCAGTCGATGATGACTGGACCCTTCCTCTTGTGCTCACCGACGATGTCGATGAACCCCTTGATGGGTACCTCAAGCCCTGGAAGGCTGCCTGTGGCGTCGTACTCGACTCTCCATACCTCGATGTCGTCCAGCTCCTGGACGGCCTTCTCGTAGCATTCTACGGCCCTCTGGAGGGCCTTCTCTTCCTTGATGGGGGCGGCCTCCGGGCCGCCTGCCAACCACTTGGAGAGGTCGGGCTCAATCTGCATCTGCATGGCGACGAGATCATAGAACCTGTTGGTCAGGTCGAAGAACTCACCCTTGACCCTGGCCTCGATGGCGTCATGTACCACAGTACCTATAGGTAGATACCATGACTGCTTCTCCTCGCCGCCCTTAAGGCGGGCGAGGTACCATGAGCGGGGGCAGCGTGTGTACGCAGAGTACTGCGAGTAACTGATGTGCGGGGGAAGTGTCATGTATCCATTGTATCACGCTCAGCCTGACGCCTCTTGGCGTCAGCATCGAGTGAGCACTGTCGACACTTCTTACGTGGACGCTTCTTACCCCAGATCACCCAGTCGTTGTGTCCGTTGACACAACGCTTCTTCTCCTGCCCGCTCCGGTACCTTACCTCACCCAGCTCTCGGTACTCAGTCAGCTGACCAGGCTCTATCCCCGCCCTCATGGTGTAGTAGAAGTCATTCTCCTGGGCCTTCTGGTAGCACAGGTGCCACACCGGACAGTCAGAGCAGGCCTTACGGGCCTGCTCCATCCTCTGTTCGCTTAGGGCTAGCTTCTTCTCTCGACGAGCCCTGCCCTCAAGGGCAGGCTCGAACAGTTCGGAGTCCATCTCGAAACAGTTAGCATCCTCCCACCAATACCTCGTGGTGTTCGGAGCCTTGGGGATTCGACGGAGCCAGTCGTAGGCACCCATCTGATCCATCTCGTTGGTGTAGTCGATCTTCCTGATGGGACTTACCATGTGGTTCCTGTCTACTAGGTGGAGACTGGTGGAGCACCTTGAGCGTCGCTCCCTGGGGGTCGCTCGCTCGATCTCAACTTGCTCAATCTGTAAGAGGAAACAAGTTGATCAAGGTGTTTCATTCCCAGGATCGGGCAACTTCCCAGAAAAATTTTGGGAAGGGAGTGTGACCTACGTCACACCCTACCCTGGTGCTTGAGTATCACACGTGCATTACGGTGCAGGGCCGCCTTGAGGGCGGGCCCTACAGCGATCTTACCGTTGGGATACAGGCCGAGGTCCATGTCATGCTGCATCACAACACGTAGTGCAGCCTTGTCATCCTCGGTAAGGCGGATCGTGATCTGATCCTTGATCTCAGGCAGTTGCATGTACTACCTTCCTGGTATACTAGGGGTATGGCGAAGACTAAGTCAACACTCATCATCCCTGACGTGCAGTACCCCTACCACGACAACGTACTACTGAAGAAGCTAGTCGGTATCGCAAAGAAGTACCAGCCCGACCAGGTAGTGCAGATCGGTGATGGCATCGACTTCCCGACTGTATCACAGTGGAGCAAGGGTACTGCGGGCGAGTATGCCGACACCCTACAGGAGCACATAGATGGCTACCGGGAAGATGTCCTCATACCCCTCCGGTCCGCTGTCCCCTCTGCCAAGATCACCTGGCTTGAGGGTAACCACGACCTTCGCGTCGGCGACTTCGTTCGCAAGTACGCGGCGCCACTCGGCGCCCTTCGCTCGTTGAAGATGCCAGAACTCTTTGCCTTGAAGGAGTTGGACGTCAGCTACGAACGTGGCCCACTCCGTATCGCCACCAACGTACTTGCGGTACACGGCCACGAAGCGGGGGGCTATTGTGCCAGCGCCTCCGCTTGGGATGCGAAGTTTACCAAGAGGTATGGAAGCCATCAGTCGTTTGTCTTCGGACACACTCACCAGCCTTTCGTGATCTCTCGTGCCTACGGGTATGCGGGCAAGGTCTCCCCGCGCTTCACGATGAACGTGGGAAGTATCATGGACCCGGTGGCTGCGACGTACGTCAAGGACGGAGCCGTCTCTTGGGTACCCTCGTTCGGATGGATCGAGGATGACGGGAAGAGAATCTGGCCGGAGCTTGTTCTATTCAATGATCGCCTGGCCTATTTTAAGGGGGAACGTCTGTGAGCTGCGCAAAGTGTGGCGGCCCTAAGCCCAAGGGGCGGGGCCGTCGCGTCTGCGACAACTGCTCGTATCACTGCGATGAGCACGCCACCATGACGGGGTCATGTGGACCGTGCCGACGAGCATACTACGACGCCAACCCGGAGGCAAGGGATCGGCTCAACTACCTACAGCGCAAGGCTAAGGCGATCAGGGAGTACAACGTACCCGAGGATCAGGTGGAATATGTACTCTCTGTAGAGCGTTGTCAAGTATGTGGGGCCGAAGGGGACATGCACATCGACCACGACCACGAGACCGGAGCGTACCGGGGCGTGCTGTGTGCCAACTGTAACAAGGCCCTTGGGCTGGTGAACGATAACATCGAGACCCTCCAGGGTCTCGTGGCCTATCTCGCATACTTCAAGGGAGAGAGAATCTGATGATCGACTGGACTAGACTGACCCCGGCCGTCGAGCGTGCGGCCGGAATCGCTGCGTCCAACTTCCCTGGACACCACGACATCTCCGACGTGAAGCAGGAGCTGTGGGCGTGGATCATGAGCAACAAGAACACCGTCATGCGGGTACTCACCGAAGATGGTGGTGAGAACAAGCTCGACGGCCTGCTCGTCCGTGCTGCGAACTCCTACCTGAAGCAGGAAGATGCGCAGGTCTACGGATACGATGAGCAGGACAGGTTCACGTACTCGCTCGACATGATCAAGAGCATCCTCGAAGTCGTCTTCGAGCATGAGGACTGGCAGTCGATCGCTTCTGCGATCGGCGATGGAATGCCTCGGGCCAAGTCGGAACCCGCCCTTGGTGGCAATAACCTCGCCTCGTACGCTGACGTATCTCGTGCCGTGTCCCAGCTTCCCGACGACTACTACAACCTTCTGGTCTGGAGGTACAAGTATCAGAGGACCTTCACCCAGATCGCTGCGGACACCGAGACCACCAAGCAGGCAGTCTCAGAGCGCCACCAGCGGGCACTGAAGGCCATACAGGTACTCCTCGGCCAGCAATCCCTCTCCGAGCTTCGGAGGGGCTATGACGGGCGCAGAGAGGCCCGTGGAAGCGCCGCTGGACAGGCTCGCGTCGAACGAGACTACAACGGCTGAGTGGGTAGGAGAGGAGTCGAACCTCTCTGCGCGCGACCGTCGCCGCTATTGGGATCACCTCGGTTGAAGGGGAATCGAACCCCACCCAGTCGCCAGACTCAAGGCCGGAATCGAACCGGCTTACGCTACCGCTCTACCCTTGATGGCCCGGCCGTAAGGCCGGGCCTTTCTGCTTACTTGTCCGGCTTGCTGCTCGCGAGGAGCAGGATCACAGCTACGGCCAGGATGAGACCGACGGCGCCTGCCATCAGAACACCCAGTGCCCGATGGCGATGAACGCTACC